ATCTTTGTTCAAATTTTCTTACATACATTTCACACATTCGTTTATTATCAAAATTTGGTTCTTTAAATATGTATACTGGTCTGTCTGGTGCTGTAGTATTCATCATTATAAAAGATATTACTATAAAAAAGTTCATATCTTCCTCCTATACTTTGATGGTATTACCTCTTCCAGAATTTTCTTTAATTCTTTTAAGATTGTCTTTCCATCCGTTGTCTGTTTTTGATAGGAGACTTCCATGAGTTGAAATTACGCCTGGAAATTTAAGAACTTTTATACAATTGTGTTCTTTAAGATAAGCTTCTAGTTCTTCAGAACTGCACTCAATATCGTATTCATCGCCTTCTTCTAAAGGCTTTACAGTATACTTAGGCACCTTGATATCCTTCCCACCAATCTGGTGCTGGTCTGCCCCAATCCCATTTAGCAAATGGTTTGGCTTTATGATAGTAATTTCTGTAAGCTTGTACTGCATCACCTTCGACTATACAGTCAGGATAAGCAGACATTGCTTGAGCAAATTCTGTAAGACCAGCTTCTGGTATATTTATAGGCGGTGCAGCTAGCACAACACCTAACTTTTCGAATGTAACGTGTTTTTTATTTCTACGAAATTCGAATTCTCTGGAAAGAGATACAAAATGATGATAATGCCAGTTGTAATTATCTTTACTTTCCATAGTCCACACAGTACATGGATGATGCTTATGTACAGCTGCGTAGTAAATATCATCTCTTACATCGCCAAAGGCATAATACGTTTGAATAGTTTTACCAGATCTCGATCTACGCTTTTCTGGTTTACCATCAAGAAGACGGTGCGCAGTACATAGCATTTGAGCTGATTCGATAATCATCTTAGGAACGTGCTTGTCGCACATCATCATTGCAGCTTTTTCTGGATCTTTATCCAAAATAAAAATATTCATGTTTTCACCTTTCAAATAATATATTATACCATGTTTTTAGTTGTTTGTAAATAGTTATTTTTTTAATTGATTTGAAATTTATTCTCCAAGACTTTCAGCAACTTAACTTTTTTTCTTACAAAATTTCTTTTTCTAGATATTTTTGCCATTCGATTAATTCTTCCTCTTTTTTTAATTTTTAATCCGTGAAGTTCGTAATCTTTGATAAGTTGTTGTAGTACCATCTTTTTACCTTTCGTGAAAAGGTTGTAGATTAGTCCTGAAGTAATTTTGGAAAGGCCTCCTCTACAACTGGTTTGGAAATTCCTGGAATTTTCTTTTTGTTTATCATGTTAACAACTAACTTGGCATCTTCTGGATGAACGCCTTCAAGTATACTTATGAATATTTGTTCTCTTTTAAACTTTGGCATCTTATCACCTGGTCCACCTTTTACAAAGTATTTAAACTGACCATTTTGTTTTGTAAGATTAGTTGGATGAGTATGAGCTGTTGCTGCAGTATATGGTGGTTCACCTTCGGGTAGATTCCAAGTTATAGTGGTATCCATAGATCCCCTTATGATATCTTTTAAAGCCCATGTTTCATTTTCTTTGAGAACACGAACTTTGTCGTCACGGCTTCTTTGTTTTGCCATTTCTTCTAAAACTTCAAATACATACTGTTTCATTAAATAAACTCCTGTGCACTTTTAATCAATTCATTACAACGATTCTTTACTAAGTAAGGAAAGACTTTACTTTTCTTACTATGTAACGAAGATAGATCTTGATCTATAAAGTTATTTATAATCTGCTTTCTTAAATCTTCTGGTGTTTCAGTAAGATCAATTAATTTTTTATTTCGACAATAGTTACGATACCAAGATGCTGCATAAAGTAATTCACCTTCTTCTAAATCTTGTATAATATTATCTACTTTCTTTTGAGACATTGGCTTTTGTCTGAAGCCTTCAACAAATACATTATCGTCTGATAAGATATTTGGTACACCATCACCCTTATCACCGCGTATAATGTGATTTTGTAAATACACTCTTGGATTTTCTTCTTTTAATTCTTTCTTAAGAAGTGGTGAAAACTGTCTTACGTTTTTGTATTTTTGTAATTGTAAGAAGTCTCTATCAGAAGATACGATCATAATCTTTTCTGGATTAAAATCACCATTACGATCTGGATTCATAGTAACGATTGTACCGATAACATCATCGGCTTCACAACCATCAATGCGAATTACTTTATATGGAAAGTTTTCTGCAATTTCTTCTCTTACCATATTCAATATTCTAAAAGCTTCATTCCAATCAAAGGTAGATTCGTCCCTACCTTTTTTTCTATTAGCTTTATATTGAGGGAAAGCTTTTCTGCGCCAATTATTCGACGCATCAACAGCAAGGACTAATTCGCCATACTCATCTTTGTATCTTTTACGATACATTCTAAGGGAGTTGAGAATCATATGACGAATTAGTCGTTCATCAAACGTTTTATTAATTATAATACTTGCCAACGCTATACCACTGTAATCAACTATAATCATAACATATATCTTTCTGTATCTTCACGTTCAATTGCTACATCTTCTTCAGAAGCACCTATTCTTTTGGCAACTTCTTTATTTGATAATGTATCACCATTTAATGATATTAACTCTATCATATCTAAAAACTGGTCATAGGTCATATTGTGTACCTCCTATAAATGTAGACATCCCAGAGAGTAGCATTCTTGATACCTCCTATAGGATCACCAAACCAAGTAAAACCTTTGGTTGGTTTTCTACCTTTCTTTTCAACTCTAAATTTTATTTTGGATGAATTACAAGCTCTTGTAATAGATTTTACCATCTCATATTCTAACATGTCTTGTGGATTCTTTGGATCAAATCTTCCAACCCATGAAGATGATCTGTTATGTTGACCGATATGTATACCCATTTATAACTCCCTTTAAATTAATATAGTATTATTATACACCAGTTTTAAAGGAATGTACACCGTTATTTTCACTTTTTTTGTATTTTTTTCCATAAAATATGTAATATAAAAAACCAGCAGCCATTTATTATTGGTTCAACGAGAGCTACAGCACCAGCTTCCCATAAGCTAACACCTGTCATAAAATAAACAACGTTCATTGCAATAATAATATGGCCAAATGTATAAATTAAAGCAAGAATTAAACTATCCATTTTTAGCATTTGTCTTATAAATGGTTCTCTTGTTTTTTCTTTTATTGAATTCCACTCAGCATCTTGTCTGAGCTTCCATAGCATCCAATCATAATATCTTTTTGGTTCTGGATCATTCATTTACAAACTCCTTTGCCATTGGAAATATTTTTGATATAGCTTCAGCACACGCAACAGCAACTTGGCTGCATTCTTTTTGAGTTCCATTACCTGATCTTAATTCAATAAAATGAATCCAACTTCGTATAGTTCCATTCATATAAATCCTTGATGTAGTTAAACCTTCAGGCAAAACGGCTCTCGCTACTTCTTTTGCTATTCCTTTTTTGATAGCTGCTTCGTAGACTTGTTTACACATCCATATGACTCTTTTTTGTTCTCTTTCCCAATCGAGTTGGAAAGCTTCGTCATCAACTTCGATACTACTTTGTCTATTCTTATCGTCTTGCATTCTCGCTTCTCTTGTAACAAATTCTAACTCCTTTACTGGATTTGCGTATCTTTGACTAAACTCTTGAAAACTAAAACTGCGGTGTCTTAGTATCTGTCTTGCTATATCTCTAGTTGTATTGATTTCAATACAAGCACTAACCATTTCAAACGGTGACCAATGTTGGTGTTTCATAAGATAATTTAAAAGTTTTTCATTAGTTTCAGTATTTAGCTGACCTGATGGATTCGAAACTCTTGCACAAAAAGCTACTAAGTCTTGACAATCTTTTGGCATATGTTTTCTGCCGTCGTATGTAGTAAATTCAGATGGTTTACTATAACTAATAAGTTTTGCTATCATAACTTAAAATCCTTAAATCTTTGACCAGTTGGAGTTTTATCAAAAACTGGTGTATCGTCTGTTAATGTTTGTTGGTTTTCTTCTACATCATATAACCGCATCTTACTGCGATCAACGCCAACAACAAATCTTTTATGAAGTGTTGGATCGTTATATCTGTTCTTTAATTGTTTAACCATAAACTGACCTTGCTTTTCTAGCTCTTCAGTTGATATAAGAGCAAACATTAGATCAGCCGTTGCGGGTAATCCAAAAGACTCACTTGTATCTTCAAGCCCAACATCCGAGTTAGAATAACCTGAACGAGTCGTTTGCGTTGCAGAGAAGACCGGTACGTCGAATTCGACTGCAAGGCCACGTAATTCTTCAGCAATTGCTTTAATGTAAGAGTATGAATTAATTGCACCGCCCATTCCTTTCATTCTAGAACTTGCACATATATTTAAATAATCAATAAAAATTAAGTCTGGTTCAAATTGTCTTTTTAATTTAAGTTCATTAAGTAGTGCACGAAAATGACCAGAATGTGCTGAACCGGTTGGATACTCTTTAATAATTAACTTACCAGTTGTCTTACGAGCGATATCTTTTACTTTTGTAGTAAACATATCTTTTGACATTTTATCAAGTTGATCTATAGGTACGTTCAGTAAATTAGCATCTATTCTTTCAGCAATTCTTTCTTCAGCCATTTCCATAGTGATATATAAAACATTATGTCCTTGAACTAATGATGATGCAGCAACATGGCACATGAATAAAGATTTACCAACACCAGTACCAGCTAAAGCTATATTTAATGTCTTACGTGGAACACCACCTTTTGTGATATTATTAAAATATTCTAAATCAAAAGGTAATCTATCTTCTTCAGTATGATAAAATTCAAAACGTTGATCAGCATTCTCAACATAGTCATGACCAACCTTTAAATCAAATCCAACACCAAGAGCTTTACTTAAGAGATCTGGAAGAGCACCTTTAGTAAGTTCTTCATGTTTACCATCGATTATTGATATTGATTCCATAATAGCATTGTAAATAGCTCTGTCTTGACACCATTTTTCTGTAGTATCAAGAAGCCACTTTCCATCGACTTTTTCATTAGTAAAAAGTTGTGGAACAATATCCATTGATAGATTATGTTGTTCATCACTAAGTTTTTCAGATTGATCAAGTTCAATCTTAAATGATTCTGAAGTTGGCAACTTATTATATTTAGCAACAAACTTACCTGCTTCTCTAAACAATATTCTGTATATACCTTGAAAATAATCAGGCTTTATAAATGGTAATACTTTACGCATATACTCTTCATCAGTAAGAAGATTGCGTAATATAGTTTGTTCTAAATTAGTTGGCATAAGCAGCTTTTCTCAACCCTTCATCGATTTCTTTTTGTATTTCTTCAACTCTGCTTTCTAAATAGCTTATTGATGTGTAAATGTGACCAGTATCATGTGGTTGTAGTTTACTTTTTGCTACAGCAATCTCATCCATCAATAAAACTAATCTTTCTGTTTTAGTTATCTTTTCCATCTTCTACCTCTTTTGTTATTACACTACCTTCTTCAATACCCTTAACCATAATTTTTTCAAGCATAAGACCAACAAAATCTTGCAAATCT